ACATCAGGAGTAGTGAAAATTGGAACTCCGTACTCATCAATAAATCCTTCGTAGTTCCATTCCATTGGGATAAACAAAGAGTATAAACCAGACTTTGTCTGGCCATTTCTGTTTCTTTTTGTAACATCTGAAGCATTGTATAGTTTTTTAAAGTTTTCACCACCTTTATCTAAAGCATTTGAAGTTGATCCCATCATACACTTGCCAATAATTCTTGACCCTAATCTTAAGCAAGTTTTTGTAACTCTCCAGTTATTAAGGATATTCTCAGGTCTTTCCCATTTACCAGCCTCATCATGTACTAGTAACGCTAGTTTTTCACCATCATAACTATTGTCCCCTGTGTTCTTCCAGTCAATAGTTGTATCTAATCCCTCTAGATCTTCTATCTTTTCGTTTGCTGTTATTTTTTTTCTAGTAAACCTTGTAGACGGCACTCTGTATGCAAGCTCTGTTTTTGGACGATCCATACCATCTTGAATCGGTTTAAAAAAGAAAGGATAGTTTATACTAATTGGTACAATTTTATCAGTAAACATCTTCTTAGCATCCGCACCTGTTTTGGATAACACTCCAAATCTACTATCACCTGCAAGAGTGGCTAAGTTAACTGTTTCAGCGCTCGACATAAAAGAAAATCCAGATCTTCTATTTTTAAGGTAGCACATTCCATAGCATCTTTTATCTGCCTTGCAAGCTTCCCAGAATATAAAAAACAATCTATTAGCTTCTCTAAAATCTGGCGCTCCAACATCTATCTTACTCCATTGTAGATACATGTACTGAGTACCTGGCATCCAAACTGGTTTACCGTTGTTTGTAAACCAAAACCCCTCCTCCCTTCTTCTAAACTCTTCGTCTATATAATCGTACCATTGTTCTTTTTGATCCTCTGGATACGCGCGCCAATCAAAGATGTTCTTTAAGCGCTCCAATTCCTTCGGCTGCTCAAACTTAACCCATTTATCTTTCGGGTTGCTATACACATCCTTAGGCGCCTTAGGCAGGGCGATCACCAAGTTTTGTATCTCTATGATTTCTCCTATCTGACCGCTGCGAGATAACACGATTATGTCATGCTCCTTGCTGTAGCCGTACTTCCACTTCTTCCCTTTGTTCATTCTGGAGATAGTGGTTTTCTTTATCGGTTCAACTGTTTTAACTAAACTTTGCTCGTACATTACTTAGATCTACCTTCTGCGAATCCTTTAAAAGTTTTTTCCTTTGCCTCTTCAGGTGTTTTACCCTCAAGCAAGTCTTCTTCTTCCTGTATTCTGTTAAGTATCTCAAATGCGTCAAATATAGCTAGTTTTTTTGATGCTGCGGCATTTTTTAGCTTGTCAGCTGTTAAATCATCTTCGGAGTCAGTGACAATAGCTTCTTTAGCTACTTTAATTAACTCTTCAACTGCTTTATGCCCAGCTTGGATTATACTCCTCTTCGTTTCCTTGATGTTCATATTTGATTGTAATAAAATTAGATTTAACTCGATATAGTCTTTCGCCATCAACGATAAACTCGTATTCACTACTTGGTCTAAAACCAACTAGATCGTTTACTTCAACTGTACCGTCTGAATGTTTAACGATACCTTGTAGGGGTTTTTCAGATTCAATGTTAAATTGATCTGTAGCTTTCAAAGGCATTACGAAACAATATCCCTTAGGGCAAACCCACTCTGAATCTCTTTTATATAAGAAGATTTGATCTTCACCTATAAAGTAAGTTGTATCATTAAAATAGCTTCTGCTATTCTTTTCAACCCCTTTTACGTTGTGCCATCGTCTAAAAACGTTATGGTGTACTAAAATGGTATCACCAGCTCTCATGTCTGTGTGGCCAACTATGGGTGTAGATACCACGACGGCTTCTCTATTAACATACTCGTGATTATAAATCTCGGTATTTAAGATTAACTCTCCACCATCTAGTTTCTTGGTGTTATTGTATCTTTCTCCTTTTGGCGTTACAACAAAGTCGTAAACACTCTTCATTAGTATTGTAGATTATATTCCACAGACACCGCCATGTTTTTATTAAAGTCTTTCCAAGGCAATACATCCTTACCTTTTTTAATGTAAACAGAAAACTTTGTTTCTTCTTCTAATATATCGCAGATAGTGTGACCACCATACACTTCTTGCCCCACGGCATAGTGCATAGCGTCATTCTTGTAATCTTTACCTATAGATATCTTACGAATTAACTTTGACATCTTCTTTATAGTTTATTACTCCATCTTGAATGTTTACGTCAAAAGTGCCATATTCCTTTTCAAACTCCGCTTGTAATAAAGTTAGCTCATCTCTAAGGCCAGCTATTTGATGCATCATCTCATGTTTTTTAACCTCCATAGATCCTATCTCTAATTGTGTCCTATTTAAGTTGTTTACCGTATCTTGAACCTTTTTTAACTGCTCATCGGTTATTTTTTCTGGTTTGTCAGCTTTAAGCTCTTTGATTTTTGAATTTGTACCTTTTGTTTTTGTTGTTGCCATTTTTATTTAATTTAAGTTAATTTAATTTGTTTTTAATATTCTAATGCTAAAGTAAACTCCATTGGAGTTGTATTACATATTTCCATATCGTCAGTAAAAGCCTCTAGTACTTGATCAACTAATATTGTGTTTGTGTCAAAATCTACAACTTTACCTATTTTTTTAACGCCAGATCCATCAGCAGCCACAAATGCTTGTAACGTGTCTCCAGTCTTAAATAATCTACCTGCCACAGTTCCATCAATAGTTAACGATGTTGCGGTAGCCAATGCTTGTGCTTGATGACCAGCTTGATCCAAAAGCACACCTGTACCAAGATCCATAGCCGTACCCTTTACCGTTGCTGCCACCCATATAGTTTGGTAACCAGTTGTTGCTCCAGGGTAATTATTCTCTCCCTGCAGCACACAGTGCTGTGCGGTTTTATCACTAGCAATCGCGTTTGCCGTTGATAACATAGATATTGTTTTTAGACCTAGATTATCGATCGCCTCACTAAAATCCATAAAATAAGTTCCTATTATATTTGATTTTAAAGTCTGCATGAGAGATGCTGTAGCCGTGCCCTTCTGAGTTCCTAAACTAAGTGGAGCAACTCCACCTATACTTTTCGCAAAGTAAAAGTTTATGTCACCTCCTTGCGCCGCCGTGCTATCAGTGTTATTTATCAACATGTTTATATTAGCTAATCTACACGTTCCCCTTGGAATTTCGAATGGTATCCAATCAAAAAGAATTGTTTTATTCACCATTGCTAAATTTGACGTAATGTCTATGATAGGTGTGATTTTTTCGGTTATATGATATTTTGCCATTTTTATTTTTTTACTTTTTCTAGTGATCGTCCGCCAAAATAGGCCCCGATCACGGTTATTAATACTAATTGTAATAAGTCTACCCACGAGGATTTAACCTCAAACTGAATAATTCCAGCATCGATGAATATTAATAGAACTGTCGATACTACTAGAAATATTAGAACTAGTGGTCTTATGTTTTTACTAAGCCATGAATCA